TATAGCACGAAGTAGATATAAATATAAAGAGCATCGTGATATTCCTTTTGAGATGCAGGATTATTTATTATCCGTTGCAGATGTATCTAATATCTATGAGCTTGATATACAAGAGATCAATGATTATCTCAATGAGATGGAACAATACTACGACGAACTACATGCATTAGAATTTGAAAACTTAGTACATAGGAGTGCTTAATATGTTTGATCATTCACAAATTAACTTTAACGTAGAGAAATTTACCCTTAATACAGAAGAAGGGTATCACATCCCACCTGAAATTGGTGTAGGTCTTAGACGTACCGATAATATGGCTCCTCTTGCTTTAGTCTCTGAGGCATATGAACCTGTTCAATATGATCCTCTAGTAAGTAAAGTAGAAGAGGCACTTACCTTATCAGGTCTTGACATGACCGAAGCTGAGTTTGAAACCAATGTCTTTGACAATGGTGCCAAGCTAGAGTTACGTGCCAAGTTTCCTGCTCATAGTTTATATCTTGATAGGAACAATCAGAACTCAGACTCAGTTATACCAGAGTTTTGCTTTCGGACTTCACATAATAGAACCTGGGCCAACAATGGTATGATGGGACTATGGAGAAGTAAGTGCTGGAACACATTGGTATCCGGTGACAAGCTGGCCTATGTCTATGGTAGACATACCAAAGGCTTTAATGTCTCTGCATTTGCTGCAAAGATTAAGAATGCTGGAGCATACATAGCTGGTGATGGTCTTAATCAGATGAGGAAGTGGTATCATACTGAAGTATCTCGTGATGCTACCATTGATCTGTTCACCAAGACACTTGCAAAGAGAACAGATAATGTTACTCGTAAAGCAGTAGCTAACAAGGTTATGTTGTCTAATCTAATGAAGATATTCGATGAAGAGAACCGTCACATACATGGTCGTAGTCTTTATGAAGGATATGCTACACGTAATCAAGGTACATTATGGACTGCATATCAGGCAGCTACTCATTGGTCCAGCCATGATAAGAATACAAATGCTCGACCAGCCCATAATGTAATAGGATCAAGAGAAGATAAAGTAAGGAAGATGATACAGTCTGATCAATGGCTTGCATTGGCAGCATAAGGAATAGGATTATGGAAGAACCAGACGTATATCAAGAGAATTTAAAGTTAATAACACAAATTGAAGAAGCTATTGATAAGATGGTAGATGAGTGGGATTTAACTACACTCTTGAACTTTGCTTATGATGATAGAGTAGATTACTATTGCAATCATGCTGATGAAGAAGAGGTACAAGAACTCTTACGTATATGGGGAAAGGAATAAGACTATGATGGATCATAGTACAGTACTATTCTTTATCTTAACTTCATTCTTCTTTGGAAACATCTGTGGTATTTTTATATACCATACTTTGATAGGAATTTAATTATGAAAGATCAAGAAATACAGTTAACAAACGAACAGTTAAATTATATTTCCGATTATATTGACCAAGAATTACTTGAAAGATGGGTTACTAGTGAAAAATTTGTAAAAATTGAAGAGGATAATGGATCGTCATGTACTGGTAACTTAATTACAAATGCAATAGCATCCTATAATGGTGGTGCTAGGTAAGGAATAAGACTATGAAAGATCAGAGAGTTGCAGGTAAACGTAAGAATAATCCAGTGGCAAAGCAACTCTCTGATCCTCTTTGGAAGATGAGAGTTGTTCAAAGTAAAGTACTATATAATAGAAAGATTAAACATAGAAGGAGTAATAATGTGGGTAATATCAAGAAGTGATCCTGATATGGAACTTCCAGATCTCTTGACTGATGATAATGGCTTTGCTATTATTTTTAATGATAAAATATCTGCATGGAGGTATATAGAATTGTTATGTAAAGACGTTAGTGTAGATGTGCAGCAATTTATGGAAGATGATTCAATTAATATATGTAGGTTACATTAAAAGGAGTTAGTCAATGGATATAGAACAAGAATTAAGACGTAATGTGAAGGAGTTACAAGAACAATTACAACGAGCTTATGAAAGGATTAAATCATTACAAGAAGAGATACATTCTCTAAGGAGAAAAATAAATCCAGAGACTAGCTTTCATAGTGGTATGTCTGGTTGGGCATTGATGGATGACCCAGATCACAGATAAAGAAAAGAGAAAGGATGTTGGTCTTGGACGACATGCTTTTTTAGATAAGTATGGAAAAGATATGGAACCATTTTATGATATGGTTACAGCAGAAAACATTAGAAGTATTGTTAAAGAAAGTTTAATTCAGATACGAAAGAAAAAGGAAACTCTTATGGGACGAGTAAGTGATTGGTTAATAGAGATGGAAGAAGATGCAGGACATCTGACTAAAGATGAATGGATTGCCAAGCATGGCTCTCAACGTAAAGAGATATGGGAGAAAGCTCATGGAGAAATGGAAGATCAATTGGAATTGGATATTCCTAAATGAGTAGAAGTTTTCTCCAAAAAGAAAGACAAAGAATCTTTCGGGAATTAATTCGTCAGTATCAACAAGAGGGATACGATACTCGTGAAGCTAAAAGAATAGCTAAACAAGACACTGATGATATCATGTCTGATAAAGAAACCTTTATTGATAATTATATACAAGACACTTGGGAAGATGTAGATGAATAGTAAAATAGTTTGCATTGAATGGATTGATTCAGCAGAATACAATGATGCCGAATGGAAGACAGAGCAAGAGGTTAAAGATTTAAAACCTATGGTAATTAAGACTGCTGGAATATTAGTTAATGAAGATGATCTGTATTTAACCATAGCTTCATCTATTAATAATGCTGATAGTAAAGTAGATGCTGAATATGGAGGGTTGATTTCCATACCAAAGTTTGCTATATCAAAGAGGTGTTCTGTTCCTGTTGGTTTCACTAATGAAACTATGAGTCAACGAATGAAGGAGATAGAAGATGAAACTTGGCCTGGACCGGGGGTGTAAATGAAACAAAAGAAATGGTTAGATAGAGGGGCATGTCCTGCTTGTGGATCAAGTGATGCCAATGTAAATCATATGGCAGGATATTCATGGTGCTTCTCTTGTGAAACTAGGTTCGATGATAATGTAGTAACAATATCTAACACGAAGGTAAAATCTATGGCTACAACTGGAGAATGGGGAGAGATATCTGAAAGAAAAATATCTCTTGATACTGCCAAGAAATTTAATACGAAAGTTAAACGTAATGGTAATATAACAACACATCATCTATATGGATACTATAATGATAGAGGTGAACATATAGGAAATAAAATAAGACAGACCAAAGATAAACGTATGTGGGTGGAGGGTGAGCTATCTGATGCTGTACTCTTTGGACAAAATATATTCACACAGAAGGCAAAGTATATTACAGTTTCAGAAGGTGAGATAGATGCCATGAGTGCCTATGAATTAATGGGATCGAAATGGCCTAGTGTTAGTATAAAAACTGGAGCTGCTGGTGCATTAAGAGACTGCAAAGAAGCCTTTAACTATCTGGACATGTATGACACTGTTGTTCTTTGCTTTGATATGGATAAGCAAGGGCAAGATGCTGCTGAAAAGGTAGCTCAATTGTTCTCTCCTAATAAGTGTAAGATAATGAGGATGGAACATAAAGATGCCAATGAATATTTAAAGATGGGGCAACGAGAAGCATTCAATCAATGTTGGTGGGCAGCTAAACCATATACACCAGCAGGAATTATTAACTTAAAAGATCTTGGTACCTCCCTTTATGAAGAAGAATATTGTGAGACTTGTCTATATCCTTGGCCTAAGATGAATGAAAAGACTTACGGAATGAGAACCGGAGAGCTTACGACGTTCTGTTCTGGGGCTGGAATGGGAAAGAGTTCCATAACTAGGGAACTTATGCACCATCTCTTACGTAACACACAAGATAACATAGGTATCCTTGCCTTGGAAGAAGGTATAAAACATACAGCATGGAATATTATGTCTGTCGAAGCAAGTGCTCGTTTATATATTAAAGAAGTTAGATCAGGATATAGTCAAGAACAATTAAAAGAATGGCAGGATGCTACTATTAATAGTGGTAGGTTCTTTGCCTTCGATCACTTTGGATCTGTAGAGAATGACGAGATACTTGCCCGACTTAGATACATGGCCCAAGCACTTGATATTAAGTGGGCCATTTTAGATCACTTATCAATCCTAGTTTCAGGACAAGAAGATACAGACGAGAGAAAAAGTATAGATATATTAATGACGAAGCTAAGATCCCTTGTAGAACAAACAGGTATATGCCTCTTGTTGGTGTCACATTTACGTAGACCTTCTGGAGATAGAGGACATGAAGATGGTCGAGAAATATCCTTATCCCATTTAAGAGGGAGTGCAAGCATCGGGCATCTCAGTGACACCGTTATTGCATTGGAAAGAAATCAACAGGATGAAGATCCTATCTTATCTAATACAACAACGATTCGTATTCTAAAGAATAGATATACAGGAGACACAGGAATATCTACTCACTTGTTTTACAATAAAGATACTGGTAGAATGACAGAAATTGGAAACCCTTTTGATACAGGAGATGATTGATGGGAACTAAAAAGTTTGACGAAGAACTTTATAAAAGATCTGATCCATTAACAAATGGTATCATGGATAGATGGCTTAAAAGAAATGGCTATACAAATATAGATTTAAAAGAAACTTATGGAGTTGATATTACTTGTACTAAAAATAATTCTCTCACTGAAAAAACTCTTTGTTTCTTTGAAACAGAAATATCATACATCTGGAAAGATAAATGGGTTTGGATGTATATACATATCCCTTATCGAAAGAAAAAGATAATAGATAAATGGGTAAAGGATGGGTCAAATGGTATCTTAACATTTGTTATGTTTAAAAATGATTGTACACAAGCATGGTTTATAGATGGTCAAGTTGTAAGAGATGCTCCTATTAAAATAATTGATACTAAATATACAAGAAATGAAAAGTTTTTTAACATAGATACTAATGATGCTCATATAGTTAATATGAAAGAATCAGATATAAAAGAAAGTAAAAATGTAGAAGATTTTAATAGTGAAAGATATTCTGAATATAATAATGAAAAAATGCCTAAAAAGGAATCGTTATGATCCTTCTTACTGAAGAAGCTAACGAACATCTATCACGTATAGTTAGAGATCAAGCTGTTAAGGGTATTGAACTTGGTGTAAAGGGTGGTGGTTGTGCTGGGTTTACATATGAATGGGATTTAGTAGATGATATTCCTGAGAAGCATGACGTAATACCACTCCTTGATGGTAATCTGTACGTTAGACCGGAGGCTTTAATGTTTCTGATGAATGTGACTATAGATTATACGGATGGAATTAATGGTTCTTATATAGTATTTAAAAATCCTAATGCCACATCTCAATGTGGATGTGGAGAAAGTTTTGCTGTATGACTGTGGTACTTGATATTGA